TTGCTGATCCAGTTCGAGCCACCACGAGCGAGCGCCACTCTGTGATCGACGTGGTAGTCCTTACGGATCGACCTCGCGCAGTAGACACATTTGCCGCGTTGATGCTGAAGCAGCGCTTTGATCTCATCGAGGGTGAAGCTGCCCTCCGCTCCGAGTTCTCTTGCTCTACGAATATGAGAGAACCTCTCCCAGTCTTCGCTGTTGCATTGGAGGCAACTGCCGTTGCTCGTCACCCTCTGGCTGAGGTGATTCCGAATGCATGGCTTGCCGGTATAAAACTTTGGTGCTCCCGCGGCCTTCGCCTGCGCTCTCGTGACGACCAGCCCTGCGTAGTCGGACGGGTCAGGAACTCGCGCTGCAAGTTTGGCCGCTCGTTTAGCTGCGTTCCTGTTCCGTCGATATGCTGCGTGGCGTGCTTGAGTTGCCTTCGAGTATGCGCGCCCGGCGGCGCGCACCTTCTCAATGTTCTTCGCTTTGCTTGCAGCGACGGCGGCTCTTTGCTTTTCGGGATCTGCCTTCCGCCGCTTATCGCTATGGATCAGAAGGCAGGTTGCACAGCCTCCGTTGGAGACCATACGCTGGCTCAGGTGCCCAGCTCGGCGGCACCGTGAACCAGGAAAGAAACGCGTCAGCCCGAGAGCTTTAGCTTCCACGCGGCTGATGATCGGCCCCCCATAAGGGGCGTATGGCTTGGCCACCTCCGATCAGGCGTCGCACCCCGCGATGACCCAGTCTTTGGTCTGTAGATCAATTTCGCGAATAATATCCCGACGAACCTTCTTGCGATCCTCTGCGACGAAACGGGATATATAGCGGCCCGCGAACAGCGCCAGAAGTTGCTCGGCCACTAGATCATCCGCATCTTCAAGCGCGGCATTAATCATGTCGGCGCGGCGATCGAAATCATCCTCCCCAGTGAGGGGCTTGCCGCAATCTTCGCAGTGTCCGTAGTTTTGGTCAGCCATAGCGATGGTTCCTTCATCGTGGTGGTTAGAGGTCCTCGGCGGTGTTCACGCACCGCCGGACCTCGCCTCATTATACCCCAGAAATCGGCAAGATTCCTCAGAAACCACCAGCAACTATAGGTGGTTACGCATCAGCAACAGCACTCGTATAGATTGTCATAATGCCATTGTCAACCGGTTTGGTTGTATCGACGGTAGGGTCTACACCAAAACGGAGCTTCCCGATTCCGCGTATCTCCTGCAACCCTACGCCGTGCATGTAACCATAGTCTCGCGTATTAGTTGTGCTCTTCATCCGCTGCGCCCACGCCACGCCCAGCGCCTGCGCGCCGCACATGAACGAAGCCGCCACGTCGATGCCAGCGGCACCGGCTCCGGCAATCACCGGTAGCTCGGGAATTTCCCTCACGATTAATCCGTCGTAGAGGAGGTCGCCGCCGGTGAACAGTGGGTTGTCGGTACCCCTGTTCCACGCATACTGCAGCGAGGTTTGGATCACGGTGTCGAGCAGCAGGTCGCGGAACACCAGCGACGGCATGAACACGACATACCATTCCTCGTCGTCGTTTACGGTGAGCGGCCTGATGCGTGGGTTAGCGGTGCGTGCCATGCGCTTGGCGAGCGTGAGAATGGCGCTACTCATCCGGTCGCCAGGGGAGGCTATGGTGAGCAGCGCGGTCGCCATGACACCGGAGACGGAGTTCGATTTCAGGTGACCGAACAGTGCGCGGTCGGTGTTGTTGACCAGCCACGCGTTGCGCTGTGCGGCAGATGCTGCGGCGTAGCTGAGCTGCACGTTACCATCCGCGGTGATCGCCCCGAGCGAGGTGATGATGTCGGAGCGCATCTTCTCGAGTTCCCACGTCATCAGCCCCTCGCGGGCTGCCTCACGCAGGTCGACCACGGACTTCTGCTCGTCCCAGTCGCTGACCGCGACGGCGTGGCGGAACGCCGAAACGACGAGGTTCATCGAGCGGAGGTTGAGGATTTCCTCATTGCCCTCCAATATCGTGTTGCCGGTTACCCCGGCTCCTACCAGGCGCCGCATGGCCGGGAACACGACGGTGTCCCCCGCCTTCCTGGTCAGATCCTCCCGGACCTGAATGAGCGAGCCGGTGGCCGTGCCCATGTACTTAGCGAACTGGTTGCGGCGGACGTACTCGCTGAAGAAGTCGCTGTCCCATATTAGTGGCGTCAGTCCTGCTCTAGCAGGAGTTACATTCATGTCGGCCATGGCCGATACTCCATCGGTTGTTGCTGTGTTGCGGATTTACTTACGGCAACGCCCGATGGAGCCCGGCGGCAGCATGACACCCGATTACGCCCGGTGGCGGCGGAACGCCCGATTATCCCCGGCGGCGGGACAGGCACGGCACGGCTACTGGCGACGCTGGTCCCGGCGGTTGTTGTGGCCAGGGAACAGCGCCTCCATCGGAGGCGGCCCGGTGAACGTCGTTGTCGTCCGCCCCGCGACGCTGCGGGCATTGGCGAGCGACGGCGCCAGCCCGGCCGCGGGCGAGATCCGAGCCTCGCCGTTGCCCGGCTGCTGCTGGACCTCTGCCTCCCACTTCGCCCGCGCCTCGGCCTCGATCTTGGCGCGGTATGCGGACGGGTCGTCACCGACATCGCGTAGCATCCGCAGCCGGTCGACCTCGCGCATCATCCAGCCGTAGGGATTAGGCTGGGCATATAGTTTGCCGAACAGCGTCTGGTCGCGCTCGGCCATTTGCTTGAAGTCGTTCACGTACTCGGTGACCTTCTCGTCACCGACCTTATCGCGCAGCCGCTCCTCTGAGTTGTTCAGCCGCTCATTCAGCAACACCTGTTGCAGTCGCAGCGTGAAGCCCTGCGGGTCTTGGGCCGGATCTATTGGCGCGAGCGGCATCATCGGCGCTGGCGCGGCCTGCGGAGGTGGCGGCCTCTTTGCCTCCTCGAGTTGGCGACGGAGTTCCTCGGCCTTTGCCTGCTCGGCGGCGTATTTGGACTTCCAGTCGTTGCGGACCTTCTCGAGCGCGGAGAACGGGACGGTGCGGTTGTCGCTGCCGGAGTGCGGCGCGACGTCCTCCTCCGGCTCGGCCTCAGGCGCCTTAGCGGCGGCCTCTGGGGCGACCTCTGGCGCCTCTGGCGTGTGTTCCGGTGCGGGAGGTGCGGCCGGCGCCTCGGCGCCTTCCTGGGGCGTCCCTGCGGCCAGGAACGTGTCCAACTGTGCGTTGTCTGCCATGTGGTCCTCGGTGGTCTTAGGCGCCGGGCGATCCCTGCCCAGGCTGCGGGATGGGGGTTCTGGCGAGCCTGTTCGTCTGCACCGCCAGATTATGCGTGTTGGCGATCGTATTGATCGCCTGATGCGCCACCTGTGGAATCTTCGCCGCGGTCAGCGCGGTGTCGGCCTGCGTCTTGCGAATGTCGGCCTGCTTCTTCGCCAGGTCCGCCATGTGGTGGGCGAGCGCTACATCGGGCGTCATCTGCTCGGGGTCTGGCTGCTGCGGCTGCGATGCGCCTGGCGGATTATCCGGCGCCACGTTGGGTTGCCCGTATGGATCGGCGCTAAAGTCGGCATGGATGTCGTGCACACCGCGCGCCGCGGAGACCTTACGCTCCTGGGCCAGCGCGAAGTTCGCCGCAGCCTTCGCCTGCAGGTCACCGACCTGCGCCTGAGCGTGCTGCTGTGCCACCTGCGCGACCTGCTGCTGTTGCTGCCCCTGCTGCTGCATGTGCTGCTTCATCATTTGCAGCAGGTCGTCTTTGTTGCGCAGCGACGACGCCGCGATCAGCACTTCGCCCGGTATCAGGTTAGGCTGCATCGACGCCAGCTGCACCAGGGTCTGGAAGTTCTCCGCCTGCATAGTCGGCACGTCCTGACCCTCGGCGACGGTGATATCGACATCCAAATCCGTGATGTCGTTCTCGATGCGGATGACCTGCTGAAGCCGCGGATCGCCTGGCACAAGCTGCATCTGCTGCATCGCCATCGCCCGTTGCTGCTGCGGCATCGCCGCCAGTTCGTCCTGCAGCGTGATTGGCCGATTGATGCCCACCCACCTGGTGTTCTGTAAATCGTCGGTGACGCGGACCCACTTACCGGCGCTCCAGTGTTCCCGCGCCGCCATCCAGCACATCTCGTAGACCTGCCGCGCCCACATTCTGAGCCCGTCCGCCAGCGGCTCGTTCTGCGTCGCCCCACCCGCCTGCTGCGCCAGAATCGCCCGCCCGCTGAGTTCCCGCGGATCGGTGCCGCTCATTGCCGCATTCGGGCCGGACAGTTGCATCTCCTGCACGGCATGCGTCAGCAGCGCCATCTGTCCCTGCGCCATTTGGGTGCCGTCCTGCACCTCGAACTTGAGCCCAGGCATGACCTCGACATAACCGTCAGGTCGGGCGACCTCACGCCGCGCCTTGTCGACATCCTGCACAGCGCCCTGCTCGGCAATCACCTGATGCACCGACATCTGGTGCAGCGCCTTGCTGAACGCCTTATTGATCATGTCCTGGGGCGAGATCAGATCCCGCACCATGCCGTACCGCATATTGTCGAGGTCGGTATAGGCGCTGCGCAGGATCAGGGGGCAGGCCGACTTGCCGTGCCGATCCTTGAACTTGCTGCGCTGCGGCTCAGTCAGATAGCCGGACCGCGTATACGTCGCATTCCACCAGGCGCCTTCCTGCGACCAGTGGCATTGCACGACACGGCAGCGGGTGCGGCTGCTGTCGGTCCATGTCATGTATGCTGGGCGGTCGTCGTACTGTGTCGCGTCACCGGAGCTGAACGATGTATCGATGACATCCTGGGCATCGGGATATGTATCGTGCAGTTGGTCACGATCCATCCAGATGACGATACCCTTGTATCTTGCATCCAGGAAATCATCCTGGCGGCTGTGCGGATCATACCAAATGCGATCCCACGGAACCTGCGTCAGCGTGACATTGGCGCCGCCTTGCCCGTCGTCCTCCAGACCGACCTCGCAGCCGCCGAATCCTTCAACCAGTATCTCGTTGAACACCGCACTGCGCAGCATCGGGAAGTTGTTATCATCGGCGATGTAGCGCAACGCCTGAGTGGCGGCGTCGGCGCGGTCTTCCTCAGTCGGCGTGCGTGGAAATGCCTTGGGATCGGTCCTTGCCTTCCTTTCCAGCCCGCACAGCAATTCGGTCTTGCGGCGACAATAGTTGAAGGTGATAGGCGGCTGGTGGCGGGCGTGCAGCACGTCGA